GGTGAACGTGATACCGTGTAATTTGATTTCTTGTGTGCGTTGCAATACTGCGTCAGCAACTTTCTTTTCTATTCCCATACTCTTTCTAATTAAAAAGGGAGTGAAACAAGTCCACCCCCTCCCAATTCAAACATTTAACAAACAAAAGGTAAAAAGTATTACTCACCGCCCCCTCCCTGTGTCGGCACAGTGTAGAGCTTAATCATATCGCCTGTGGCTGGCTTCAACACCGCGCATTTGACGGTGTAAAGGATACCGTCGGCGGTTGAATACGACATTGCAACCGTAACTCTGCACCTGTCAAGCTGAACGCCATGGCAGGCCTTGTCCTCAACTGGAATAACACGGAATGCCTTTTCTCCCTCCACTTGTCCGTCGTGGTGTGTGATAGGGATTGTCTCGCCCTTTTTTTGGAAAAGCTGGAAAGTCAAAACTCCCGTAGGTGCTCCCACTCGTCTGTCAACGACTGCTCCGCCCTCTTCCTTTGCCTCCGTCACTTCGCCCTCCTGCTGTTCAAGGCTTGTTGTTCCCTCCTTCGGAGTTGGGAGTGTAGTCCATTCGCCAGTTACGGGTGCGCCGCTAACGCTGTTTATCATGTCAATTTGACACTTACCCCAAGATAGTGTATTCATAATATTTCAGTTATTAAGTTTAACTTAAAAAGTTAGGGTTTCACCTGCCAACCTTAAAGGGTGTCTTTCCACTCGCCATATTTCAGTTCGTTCTACGTGTTAATCCGATAGCCTGCGGAAACGTAACCTCAACACAATCATGTGCTGTTCAATCCCCTCTATGGGAATTGTTGTCATGCTTCCGTCCGTTGTCAGCCTGTACTCGCTCGAATGTGTGCTGTTGTCCGTCAGCTTTATCGCCTCCTCCTGCAATGCGTCTATTCGTGAGAAATCCTTCACCGCTCTTCCTCCGCTCCTTTTCAAATCTGGGACGTAGATATTCACAACTACAATCCCCTCTTGAATCTGTGCATCAGTACCTGCAATGAACTTAAAGACTATATCTTCCGTCTTTGCGTCCGCTGGTCTCATCTCATCACGGTAGATTTTGCCACGCAACTCGCTTGCTAAACTGCTATCTTTTAGCAACTGCAAGAAATCCCTCTCGATTGCACTTTCTGTTTTTATCGCCATAATCAGTCAATTTCAAAAAGTTTCTTCACAAGTCTGTCCGCTTCAAGCTCTGCCGACGCAAGAACATCACGGTGATGCACGTTCTCGACGTACCACGCATAACTCATTCCTGCTGTAACGACAAGAACAACACTGTCGCTTGGCAGTTCGCCTTTAATGCGGTTGAGCAATGATTGTGATGTTGCCACTCCGTCCGTTCCGTCGCCAATCTTACCGCTCACGGCTTTCTGCCCACCTTCGTATATCGTTCGTCCGTTATAGACGAGAAGATAGCCGATTGATGAGCGGAGATTGCCCGTCCTATCCTCATAGTTGCCAACATCCCTCGCACGTTTCACGGCTGTTTCACCTACGAACGCAAGATTCTCAATGACGGTGTCTTTCAACATCTCAATGTCGCCAGCAACGGATGCCATAAGGTTCTGCAACTGCGAAGAATTAATCTCTAGAGCCATCACGCAACACGCATTACAATTCGTCCCATTCGTGGAAAATACTCGCACGACTGCACACGTTTCTCTCCCAAGTCCTCACTGTGTCTTTCAAGTCTCACACGGTTAAAATTGAGATACTCCCCTTTGACGATGATTTCCCTCCAATCCTCATTTGCCAACGTCTCGCCCGCTCCTGTCTCCAACTTGACAAAAAGCGGTGAACGTGCGTCTATATAGACGGTGTATGCAGACATCCGAAACTCACCGTCCTCATACTTACCTAATCGGTTGTCCGTGTTGGTGACGATAGCACAGCGAGCGGATAAACCCCAAGCTATTGCACTTGCGGTGATTTCTCCGTATTCGTTCGTCTCCTCGTTAATGAAAGACGGTGTAATGATTCCGTTTGTCTGCATACCTATTAAGAGAAAAAAATGAAAATTACCACATTAGAGAGCCATTTTCGATAGTCTTAGGCTTCAACGCTATCTCTTCCTCATCAACCCCATAATCCTTTGCCCAAGCCTTTATTGCGTCCTCAACCGCTTCACGGCTGACACCGACCGAAACACCGCCCTCACTGCGTGAACTCTCAACATAGCCACGCACAAGCGAAACGGCTATCTTGAAGATGTTAGGGTCGCGCGGTATTGCCTCGTCTGTTGCCAACATATTAGCGTTGAATATCGCTATCTCTACCGCCCTGTCGTCTGGATAGAACGACGAACAGATTGCGGTGCATAGGTATGAGGTTGCTGTAAGGTTATCCATCACGACTTGGCTTTAAGAGTATAGATTCCGTTCATCTCTGTAATTAATGGAACAGAAAGGCTTTCTGCCTTTGTGTACTCGACACCGTTAGAACCCTGTGTCTCGCCAACACCCCACTGTGAAACACGAATACGACCGTAATTTGAGTAAGCCACGTTTGGCTCCGGTCTCAACTCGTTGTTAGCGTATGCGTTCTTGATAACTCCCAACTTGCAATCTGGAATGAACACAAGATTCTTCCCATTAAATGGAGTGTAAGGAGTGCGTGAAGTGCCGTCTTGGATGCGTACCTGTCTGCGGATAATCTCGAATGTTGGAAGGTCGTTTGACTGCATATAGCTGTTTACGTCGCTCAACTGCACAATCTTTGAAGAATCGTTTGTGCCGTGGATGAGCTGACGTGTCTTTGTTGCGCGACAGAAGTAAGAGAACAAAGCTGGTGAGATTAGAATCTTACCGAACTTGACCTTCTCCGATGCTGTGTCAACAATCGACATAATCTGCTTAAAGCAATCGACCGTTGCAATGTTTGCGTCCTTCCACTCGTCATTGCCCGTGCTTTTTGCGATGTTACCGGCTGGCTGTTTGTAGTCGATTGTCACTGGGATACCTTCGGGGTTTGTTGTTCCGTCAAGTGTCGCAACACCCTCGTTAGAGATAGCCTGCAAGAAAATCATATCCAACTTGCCATACACGGCAGACACAACAGATGTTACATCACCCCACATTAGGTTGATTAACTGCTGTTTCTTTGCGTCGTCTGTGATGCTCTTAGAATCGAGAATCTGCAAAATCTTACGGTAAGTCTGGATTGTCATTGGCTTTGACAAAGCGTGGTTGAACACCTTTCCTGCCATTGTCTGCAATCCCTCAGTACCCATAATCGGCTCCTTTGAGTTGTCTCCGATTGTAGGCGCTGCAATAGACACGTTATACTGACCGATAATTTCGTCGAAATTCAATCCGTGCGTAGGCATATCCCAGTCTAGGAATCGCTCGATAAGAACGTTGTCGACAAGGCTCTTGTTAAGTCTTGTCGCCGCATCGAAGCGAATCTGTGTATTCTTCGTCAATTCTCCGAAGATTGATGAAAATTCAAAATTTGCCATAATTCACTCTCCTTTCTTTACTGAATGATGAACTTGATAGAGTGGTTGTTCTTCATTGAGATACCACCCGTTAGCCAGATTGATGCGATAGGTGCTTTCACCATATTACGCAACACGACACCTTCGAATGCCACATCCACAGACGCAACACCTCTGCCGTCGATTTCAGCATCCGAACCAACAACTGCGTTAGGCTCATATTTGGACTGGCCCAAGTTTGTTATTCCTCCTGCCTCTACGATTGTGCCTTTGTTGTTTGACAATCCTGTGATGTTACCCGACAATGATAGCACGTCATATCCTGCGTTAGAAGTGTTGATAGCTGTGATTGATTTAGGTGTTCCATTGCTTGTTGTGTCTCCTGCTGTTGTCACTTTGTCGCCAACTGCGAAAAAGTGACCTTTCGCAACCTGCAATGCGTCAGCGTCCGAACCGTCAGTCACGTCAGCTGATTTGCAGATATAAGCCTTGCGGTTTGGCTCATCCTCGATGTACAGCGGTGTGCCACGACGCACCACCGAACCTACTGGCAATGTCTGCGCAAGAATGAATCCGCCTGGCAAAATCTTTGCTTCACCCCTCCAAAAATCGGGGTTGTTTCCCTCATGCGAGGTCTTGTTAAATTCTACTGCCATTGTTTTAATTGTTTAAGGGTTATTTATTTGTCGGGTAGGTTCTTTGCCCAAGAGTCAGCGTCCTCCTTCATTTTGGCTTCTTCCGTGCCCTTCTCGATTACGGCATTCTTCGGCAACAGATTCTCTGTCACCATCTTCTGTTTCAAGTCCGTTAGCTCCGCATTGATGTCAGCATCGTCTGCGAATGCCATCTTCTCTACTAAGTAAGAAGGAATGCCTAGTTCTTTAGCTTTGGCTGTGATTGCCTGTTTTCTCTCGTTTGCCTTAGCGCTTGCTTTCAGCTCCGCATTTTCTTTCGTCAATGCGTCGACGCTTTCCTGCAATGCCTTTGCCCACGCTGGCATTTCATCGCCTTTGCCGTCTCCCTCGCCTTTTTTGCCCTCTCCTTCCGATGGCTTGGGGTCGATTGTTTTTTTTGAGGTTTTTCTTGTAATTTCCCTTTGCATCATTTTTGCAAATGGCACAAGTTTTTCCGCATTGTTTGTGAAATCCTCGACCGATGATTCCGCTGTAAGTCCCTCGATGCTCATCTCTACAAGTTCATCGATTGCCTTTTCCGAAAGTCCAAAATCCTTGACTTTGTCTTTCAAGATTTCCAAAAATTTTTGTTTCATGAAAAAATATTTCAGTTCGTTTGCGACAAATATAAATGTTTTTTCTTTCGTGTGTTGTGTTGAGCTACAATTTTTTTTTTTGTGGAGTGTTGTATCAAAGAAAAAAGGGCACGGTTTGTTAGCCGTACCCTTTTGTTGTTCTATGTCTGTAGCTGTTATAGAACAAAATTGTCCGCTATGTCAGCATAACCGCAGGGATTGCTCCCCACTGGTTAGTATTACTTTTAATTAAGCGTAAATCACGTTAATTCTTGTAAAATGCTCTGGGTCTTTAGCCAAGATTTCAGCGCATCTTTTTGCGTTTTTCTTTTCCTGTTCAAGAAGACGTGCGAACGATTCGTTTTTCCATTCGATGTCACCTGCAACTCTTATTGCGTTACCTGTGGAAATCAATTCATTATCCTTTGTAAGAGTGAACTCATTACGCTTTGTCTTTGTGATTACATAAATGCCAGATTCTCTTTTAATTCCGATTTTCTGTCCTTTTCTCAACTTCTCAGCGTAATAAACTGTATCCATAATCTCCATTGTCCAGATGATATTTAATGTTTCCATAGTCGTTATTTTTTAATTGTTATTATCTCTGTTTCTTAATTACACTACAAACATATTGCTTTTATTTCATATATGCAAGCAAATCAAGAAAAATTTTACAAAAATCTTTAAATTTTCACTCCTCTCCCTTTGTCGTGTCTTTTACTACCTTTATTGTTATCACGAACGAAATACGGCTCTTTTCCACGTTTTCTTGCGTCTTTTATCTTGTCTTTGTTCTCTCTGCACCATTGCTTGAAATTCTCTGGATAGTCGGTGATTTGTTTAGGAGGTTTGTACTCCTCGCCCCTTGCCCTTGCTTTCTGCATTTTGATAAATTCGTCCTCGTCCATTAGGATAGGAGTTGACACACATAAACAGCTAGGGTGCCAACCGCTCCACTCAAAATCCTTTGGGTAATCGCCTTTCAGCTGATCGCAAATGTCGGGTTCGTCATGGCTGTGGCTTGGCTCGATATGGTAGCCGATGATGAAGTCAAGATTTCGCCACCTCGTCTGGTCGCTACGTCTGTATGCCATATTCGTCTCCGTGCGTGTCACTCGCATTGCGTTCTTTGTCGCTGACTTGTACATTCCACGTCCGACCTTGTAGGAATCCTTGTCGTAGTCAATCCAATGCTTGCGTCCGTCCTCATCCTTGACAAGTTTCTTCCACTTTCTGCCGTAGATGGGATTACCGTCCTCATCCTCACCAATCTTATAACGGAATCGCCTGAACATCAAATCGGGGTCGTTGAGATACTTCTTCACTTCACGGCTCATCTGTGCGGCGCTCTTTCCCTCGCCAATCGAAACCGTCAAAGCCACTTCCATCTCTTCCCTCAACTGCCGTGTAGTCTGCCAAATGCGGTCTTTGAGTGTCATAATGCCGTGCTTTCGGCTAATGAATGCGTCCATCGCCTGTGCGTTGCGGTTCGTCCATGACTTGAAGTTCGGGTCTCTCAATACCTTTTTACCAACAACGGATTCAATCAGCGCGTCCACGCTGTCGTTAGCCAAACCCCACTCAATCTTTATATCCTCCTCCGTTGCGAGTGTGACGGATGCAGAGAGACGACGAAGGAGACGCTCAACCTCCTTTTGTACACGGATTGATTGAGCGTCAAAGCTGAACATTTCCCAGTCCGTAATGTCGGGGTACATTTTCAACGTCTCTAAGATGTCGGTTACGGTCTGCGAGAACATACGACGGACACTTTCGGCATAAGCCTTACTTCGTGCCGCACTCGCTTTGTTCTCTCTTTCCGAACGACTGAATATGTTGTTATTCTTCTTTGCCATTATACCATATTAGCCATCGCCTTGAACACATCGTCATCATCCTGTTTCTTCTTCTCCTCTTCTCCGTTAAGGCGGTTGATTTCCTTGATTGAATCTTTGACAAGAGGATTCATCTCCACCGCTGTTTCTTGACTCATCATTCCGCTGTCTACTGAACGTGTTATGTTGGCGATTGTAGCCTCAACATCCTCACCAAACGGCTCTTGGAATTCATGGTCGACTATCAGTTTGTCGCACATCGCTTTCAGCCGAATATCAAGCACGTTGCCGATGATTGAGATGATTAGTGATGATGTTCTGTCAAGCAGTTCATCGTATATCTCCTTTCGTCTGTTCGCCTTTATGTCTGCCAACAACATCACCGTCCGCAAAGCCTTTCCGCTTAGGTTAGAAAGTGATTTTAACGTGTCAAGTGTGATGTTTGGTGTGAACGTCCTTGACATGATTTGGTTTTGCAACCACTCTATCTCCTGCCTTTTGCTTTCGGGTGCTGAATCCCACGTCAGATACTTGACAGCTTCATTGACACTGTGGTCACCGTTGGTGATTAGAAGTTTGCCCGTCTCCTCCTTTTCGGGCATATTATTAACAATGTCAGCGGAAATCACGGCTATTGGGTTAGCGAAATAGTCGTTTGTGTCCGCTGTTCGTGACGCTATAAACTCTTCTCGCTTGATCAATTGCTCAACCCCTGCCCACTCTTTTTCTTGTCGATAATAGATGACTGGGATTTTGCCAACGAGATTGATTTCCTCCACCACATCCCAACCGACCTGCAATTTCTTACAATGGTAAATCTTATCGGGTGTGTAGAACTCGATATGATAGGTTGATTCGTTGCCCTCTTTTGCCCAATAACCCCACGCAAAAGCGGTTAGATTCTCGTAAATATCCCACTTTGTGTATATCTCGTCATTTTTCGAGTTAGCCAAGACACGAATCTGCACATCCGCTTTCCCCTCGCTGTTCCTGAAGACACGGAAAAGCATAGCCGATTCAGTCTCTGCCCCTGCTATTCGCTTGCACTCCCTTATACGCGAGTTGAAACGTGTTCTTTTGACTACATCGGTGAACGCTTTGAAAGCATCGTCCGTCTCTTCGCTGTTCTGCAACCATTTGACGGGTTGACCGAAAAGGAATACCAACGCAACCTCATTGATGTACGATTGGTAGGCGATAGGAAGTTTAGCGACCTCGACGGGATTGCCGACAACATTCCCCTCCTTGTCTCGCTTGATTTTTGGCGGTCTCTTCATCACATCATGC